CTCACCCATTGCGGCTTTCAAGCCTTTGACCCGCTCGCCGGTGCGTAGGTAGTGCGCGAAAGCGCGGTTCGGGTCGGGATCGCCAAGACTCTCGGCCTTGATAACAGCCGGAGCGTTGATCGCGGGGGCATTCTCGAGCTTCTCCAGCTTGGCGCTAATAGCGTCCAATTTGCTAACAAGAGAATCCAGTTCGATAGCGGATTCTTGTTTAGGTTCTTTGGTTTCTTCTTCCATGGTATTTTTCTCCATAATAGTTGATTTAACTTTTGGCTCTGCTTCATCAACCGCTTCAGCTTGCGTTTCCGCCTCCGCTGCAGCCTCCGTGATTTGAGCCTTCGCCATGAAAACAGCCAATTCGTTGGCTGGTTTTCGCCATTCGTTTGTGTCAAACAACGCCAGTTCTCCGACTGGCCACACCTCAATAACACCCGCCTTACCATTCCTGACTAGATGACCGATAGCGCCAGAAGACGCGCGCACAATGTCAGGATCTGCATTGAGAATCCGCTTTGCCAGCAGTTCTGATACATCAAATCGCACAGTGAACCAGAATCCACGGTCATCATTGTACGCATACTTTGCTACACCAATCACGGCTGGTATATCCTGCCAGTCAAGTGGTGAATCAGGCCCGAATCCGTGATAATAGGTGACGGGAATTTCTTTGCCGTCTGCCAGCCAGGCGTCAGTGTTTTCCGTAAACGTCTCGCCATCAGAATCCCGCCCCTCGAATTGACCACCAAAAGGCAGGCCCAAAACTAGAAACTCTTGTGGATCCATATCCTCGTACTTCTTTACGGTCTGGACAGGTTCGCGTGAAGCCTTGTAATTCTCGGGCGGTTTAGTTTGTATTTTCAGTTTCATGGTTACCTCAATGCCTTCTCAAGCTGTCTTTTTATTGCAGCGGTTATCCGCTCTAAGTTAAGCTGCACAATTCCTTCAATGGTCTTCCACCCATGCCAGGCGTGTACACGTGTCTGTTCATCGCGCCCCATAACGTAACCGGCATATGGTACGCTGCCAAGGTGCGTACCGATGGACAGCACCTCGCCATCGTTCGACACCCTCGAATCCCACGAATTGCGCAGTTTATTGGTACGCTTATAAGCCGATCCTTCTGGCACTGGCGGATATTGCCGCGCCTTACTCACCAGATCAACGCCGGCTGCTTCAAGCGCGCCGCGGATATACCCGCCGCGTCCAGCTTCCTGCAACTTGCGCGCCAGTTCATCAACTCCCTTTAGCTCAACCGTGTATCCACTCATAGCAGCGTATACTCCACATAGCAGGCGCAATTGACATGCTTTGGTGGATATCCAACCTCTCGCGTAGGTCTACCATCAAGCGGAGCACAGATTGCGCAAACCCGATCATATTCGCTCACTCGGTATGTCTCTTCGAAGTCAACGCCATAAATCTTCCTGATGTCATCAGCGAGCTGTATTTGAGACTGTACCGCTGCATTGGTTGTCTCGGTAATAGCGACTGAACGCGCCCGCTCAGGCGCATAGAATACTGCGATGCGGCGCGTCAATTCGTCTATGTCCCAATCCTGCTGGTAGTACTTCGTCACCAGGTCAATTACCATGTTGCGCGTACGTCCTGTCAGCTCCGTCGCTTTCTGCATCCCCCAGCGCGCCGCCCAATCAATGGCGTGCTGGTTGACAAGCATCCAATCGACTTGCAGATTGACCTGCTCAATAAGTGCAAATGATTGCACCAGGTATATATCCTCCAGAACAGCGGCAATCACTTTCCGAATCCCCTTGCCACCGTTGTTCCAATAAGATTCCGGTACCTTATTTATGTCAGGTGGATCGCCGAGCAAGCGCATCAGTTCACGCCGTTGCTTATTCCACTCTACTCCAAGGCGTTCTTCCATTTCGCGCTCAAACTTCCTGCGGTTGCGCAGTTCGCTTTTGAAGCTGGTCAGAATATCGAACACCTCACTCGGTACTGGCATCGTGCTCCGTCCTCACTACGATCACCTGCGGCTCCGCTTTGAGCAGCGACTCAATGTCTTGTAACTTCGCGATCATGTCAACCATGCCGGAATGATCATACACGCCATCGAACACGCGCTCCACCTCTTCAGCATCAGCGCATAACTTTAGCGCGGCGTGAATCTCAGCCTGCATTTCCTCAGGGATGATGTCGCTCTCAAACGGGCAATCGGCGCTCTTGCCGCGTTCCAACCTCTTGACAGATTTCTTCTGCCATTTGCCGAGTTCTTCATCAAGCGGTAATGCCGCCGGTTCGCTGGCTGGCGCTTCAACCACTTCAGGCTCAGGCAGCACATTGTACTGCGCATACTCGCGTCCTTCAGGCAGGTCATAGCCCAATATCTGCATGGCGTCACCAGTAGGAATGCCGGCTTGTACCAGCTTGAGCAGCGAGTCCGCCCGCATGGATTCATCAGCCTGGAAGATGTCCATCTCATCGAACATAAACTCAATGCGCAGCTTCATGCGTTCCAGCAGCTGCCGGTTCAGTGCGTCTTCCAGTATCCGCGCCCGTGGACGGATCACGTCCTGCCAGAACGACAGCCGATGCTCCGCTGCGCTCGCGTAGTTATCGTCGCCCATAAACACGTTCACCGGGATTCCAAAGGCGTTAGCAATGTTTTTTGTCGCCTGTTGGTATAACTGCGGCATGGTCATCTTGTCCAGGTCTTGCGTCAGCGTGTGCGGCTCGACTTTTGTGCGCAAGAATAGGTTCCGCCAGGCATTGCCTATTCCACCGGCTGTGCGATTGATGAACGTTTGTACCCGCTTCTGCTCGTCCTCAGTGATTGATCCGTCAACGCTCCATAAAGTTATTGGCATTGCGCCGCCCTCAAAGAAGCGTGACGCAAACCTGGTTTGGTAGTTCATCAACGCGGCATCATTCAGACAGGCCTGCACCGTGCTTATGCCGCTCGTCAAATCGTCGTTGTAGGAAAATTCTTTGATGTAGATAATGTCGTCCTGCGGCCAACGTCTCCCATGCTGTGTGAAGGTTAGTGTTCCGTCATCGCCTGGCGTGACCGTCACCGTAAATGGGTTCAGGTATTGCAGGTCTAGTACGCGGACGTTGTTCTTCAGCTTCAAAATAAACGCCCGCCCTTGACCTAGCAGCGCCGCCTCCGTCTTCCATACCAGATCGCGAATATCCGCTTTGTACGGCCAATCTACCGCTGTATCTCCCGAGAACACCTTTATCGGCACGGACGACAGCGCATCACAGCGCATCTTCACGGCGCGGTAAATCAGCGGTACGCGTGAGTACGCCTCCTGCACGCTCGTTATCGAATTGGTGAAGTCCATGCTATCGTCAAGCAGGTTTTGCTGCCACGCTGGAATAGACACTAACGCTTTGTAAGCCTTATTTTGTATTGTCGATAATCTCATAATATCAGGCTCCGAATAATATTACCGGCTGCGCCGCTTCTACCGCGTAATAGGCTAGCGCCAGGGCGATCACAGCATCATCATGTCCATCTCCAGCTGCGGCAAGCCGCCATAAACCAGATGGGAGTTTGGTAGAAACAAAAATTCGAATCTCTTGTTTAAGTACATCCCAGTCCTGCAACTGCCAGCCGCTATGCAGCGCCTCATATAATTCGCCCATGATCATACTCTTGCTCTCGTTGGTCGTTTCAAACGGTATCACAGTTACACCAAGTTTTCGCAGTTCTTCGATATTAACGCTACCAATGCTGTTAGCCTCAGCAACTAATCCACGTAAGTGCCACTTATCATATACAGTTTTGACGCGGTGCCTAATCTCACCCCACGCCAATTTACGTACGTGCAGCTTATCTACCATACAGCGATTATTCATGTCCAGTATGAGCATGTCGGTAAAATCATTTTCCTGTCCCCAGTCTAAACCGCCGGCGTAGCGATGATCTGGATTATATTCTACATCAAGCGGCGCGGTATAGATATTCTCCACATCGCCAAAGTAGCTATTTCCTGACGTGAGAAAGCATAAAATTGGATCCTCTGGATACTCCTGAACAAATAAAGCTCTCAACTCCGTTTGTTTACTACGCCGCCATTTGATCTGCTGCGCGGTCAATCGATGTTTTTTCACTAACTCAAGTTCTTCATCGGTGTAGACTAGCGATTCGCCTGTCTTAAGTGGAATTTGATAGTTATCATCCCACCACCATGGGTAAAAGTGCAATTTCCACGTATCATCGCCGTCTAGTGCTTCCATGCAGCGCTCATAGAACCAACCTTGCGCTCCATTTGGCGTGCTTTCAAGAATCACGTCTGGATCGCCACCCTGCATAGCGCCGGCAATAAGTTTCTCGGCGTCTGGCCAAAACGCACATTCAGAACCATGAAAATCGGTGTAGGTTCCGCCTCGTCCAACCTCTTTGCTGCCAGCTTTTGCAATAATAGCCTCGCTGTCAAACTCAGGATAGGTTGCCAATGCGGCATTAGCATATTTGCGCACTGGTTGAATGTTATTGAATTTACAGTGATCGTAAAACCTGTCAGCCATACGCCGTAGTATCTGTGTGGTATTATCATCATGCGCCAGAGTGATGGTAGCGCGCGTGCTGGTCACGGTTCGTCTGAACATTTCCGCTTGCACATAGGTCGACACACCCAATTGCCGCGCCTTGAGTATTAAATCTTTACCTGTTCGTTTTGAATGGAAGTCTCTTTGCGTCTTGTTCCACCACAACGGGACAAGTTTTTTATCTTTATCCAGGATGCGTAAAAACACCCTGGCGAATTGCTCAGGATCACTGACTACTTGCGAGGGTGTTTCAGTCTTGAGTGTCATCGTCTGATCGGATAAATTCTTTCCATCCTGCCAATATTGGCCCACCATCACGCCCTGATATTTCGGTTCGTTGTACCGGAGTTCCAAGGGCGTAATCTGATAACCACTTGCGCGCCTGTGAATCGCCCCGTTTCGCCTGTTTCACTGCCATTTCGACAATCTCTCTCCAGTCAGATTGTTTCAAAACCGAATACAGCGATTTTAGATACCTTTCCTCAATCGCTTTCTTTGGTCTTCCGTTAGGATTTGCAACCTGTCCTTTGACAAACGGCATATTTAACCTATATCTAACAATAGCCTAATCTTCTTGCACCGCAATAATGTGTACCATAAGCCCTTGCCACCTACTAAACTTTTCCATTACGGCTGCTTTGTAAGGCTCTGGCACGTTTAACGTCAAATTGGCGGTCAAATCCGCCATTGTCTTAAGGCTGCGCACTTCCGCCGGAAACTCGATTGCTATTTTTTCAGTTTCTACCATACTTTGCTCCGCTCCGATCCGGCATCCTTATAGGGGAAGGAGAGAGGAACCCTGTTGGCAGGATGCCGGACTGGAAAGGAGGAAGGATGAATCTATCCAGCGCCGCCGCCAGCACGCTTCTCCGCGGCGTCCTCAACGGCGATGGTGGTAATCAGCACAACGACCAGCGCATCAATCGCCTGCCACAGTGAAGGGTCGATATCGGGCATAAAGTGGAACACGACCGTCTGAACGACGCCGAACACTGCTATCCAAAACTTACGTGACCTTAGAAGTCCTGCCATACGTCACCTCTGCAAAATGAAAGAATCCGTTCACTAACAGCATACACGGATTCGTTCAAAAAGTCAAATAATTATTTTACGGGAACGCCAGCTCAACGGCATAATCACAATAATTCTATAGATATTCATGATATTCTCGATATAAGAGGTGTAATTTCGTCATAAGTATCTGTTTTTTCTTCGTTTGAGAAAAAGAATATCCAGCTATTTAGATATATGGAATCGCGAATTATATTTTCGAGTCGATATCCTGCCGGAAGCCCGTTGGTAATCTTATAATGTCGCTCGCCATTTTGCATTGCGCCAGCTATAAGTTCTGAAGAAACACGAATTATTTTTCTCATTTTTGTCTCCTAAATATCATCATAAAACATTGTGCTATGGCAGCATACCTGGCCGGATCGCTCCTGGAGGCGGATAAAACGCAGGGTGCATTGTCGGTTTCCACTTCGGCTGGTTGAGATACCACTCAATGACGGCTTTAGCATTCTCGAACCCATTG